ATACGTACGATTCAACTACAATAGAGTTATATTATTCTTATTCAGATTCTGATACCGATTATCAACCACAACCAGGAAGCGCAACTATTGAAGTGGATTGGAAAAATAGTACAGTTAAAGGTACTGGGTCGTTTCCTTTTTATAGTTCGACTGAGGGTGCAATAAATTTTCCAGTTATATGGACCACAACCCCTATTCCAGCGGGTAGTGTAGTTGTTGAAGCGTTAATACAAGGGTCTACTAATAAGATTTGTATTCCTAAGATATTAATTGATGGTGCAAACAAAAAGATTAGAGGGTTACCTATTTATACTATTATTGACACAGCTAATAATGTAATTACAAATCAATGTATAGCAGTTAACGCTGTAATAACAAGTACATGAGTAAAAAAATATCACAACTAACTCAAGCAGAAAATAGAGAGATTACACCTGATGATTTGATCTTACAAGCTGGTCTTAGACCTATCAAATACAGTATAGATCAAAGTATTATTGACACAGTTAACACCCTTGTTGCAGATATAGTAAAGGACAATCCTGATGATAAAACTGAAAAGGTTGATGAGTCAGATTGGGTTATGACAAACAACCACATTACTGTTAATCAGTTTTGCAAATATTTTAGATGTAGAAATACATACCAACTAACAGACAATTACTTTAACCCTGGTAATATAAAATCTTCAGTTTTTGAAAGCACCGTGGATTTTCCGAATGTTTCCTCCTTAACATTTAATGAATATGGAATGGTAACAGATTTAGAAAAAACTACAGGCAATGAAAAAGTTGTTGATACGATAGCAGGGTCTTTTCTTTCAACTCCGCCCAGTAAAGAGTGGCAAGGTTATATAGATAAAACAGTTGAATCTGTTCAAGCGGCCACTGTTATTGGTGGTACAATTGGTTCATGGACTAGTTTTTTTGATAAATCATATTCATCTTATAAAAAGACTGTTATAACATATACCCAAGGAAGAAACGACCCCACGGGTAATAATGCTTTTGATGTTTGTCAACATAAGATTATAATTTTTTGGGATAGAGGGGGTACCAAATCTGTAAAAGCATGTGCAATAGGTCAATACCCTTCGCCAGTAGGCCCGACTAAATCTGCTACTATCCCGCCTTTACAGTACAACACCAAAACATATATAATAGGTGATCTTTGGTTTCCGGTCTCCGGGTCATACCAAAAAGAATCTGTAGGCAATTCGCTCGATGCTGAAACGTCTGAATTTAAAGTTCAGTTAGAGATCGATATAGAAAATTCTAAAATCGTCAGACTACCTTTACCTTCATATGATGGTGACACAGGACCACCGCTCGTGCCGGGAGCAACGCTAGAAACAACTTGTATTTCCATGACAGTTGAGTCTTTTGTATAAATAATATTAAATGGATTGTTCAACAGTACTACCTGTAAGTTCTTTTTATTCAACTAATCTTAATAGCAAGATATGTAGTTATGATAGATTAGCTCAAAGAATATCTAGAACTTTAGGTGCTCCGTTAATTAACATTGAAGTTCATCAAGATAACTTGTATGAAAATATAGGTATAGCTGTTGAAATGTTTACTAAATTCGCTGGTTATACGAGAGAATATTTAGTGTTTGATTCTGCTCTTTATGAAAGAGGTCCTGGAATAAGATTAGATGTTTTATTTACTGCTAAAAGACAAGAAGGGTTATTAGATAACCCAATATTATTAAACAAAAATTTCTCTTATCTTTATCCCGATAAATGCGGAACTAGTTTCGCTCCTTTATATGGTATAGGTAAAATGGTTATAGGTGAAACGCAAAATCCATATATATTTGAAGTAGGTGAAAATCTTAAACCCGATCAATTATATCTAAACGAATCATTTGATTATCTTTTAGATGATTATAGAAAGGTTATAGATATTAGAGGGTTTGAAGTTGGTTCTTCTGACGGGGTAAATACTCTTTTTACTATAGAACAAACATTAGCACAGCAAACTTATTTTAGTTATTCCATGGGTAATTATGGTTTTGATTTAGTTAGTTGGTATGTGTTAAAGAACTGGTTAGATACAAGAGAGCATGTCTTAGCGTTACGTAAAAGTGTTAATTTTAATCAACGCACACAATATATGCAAATGTATCCGGAACCAGGAAATGAAAGATTCTGGGGTATATTAGAGTGTTATGTTGAACAACCAATTCAATGGGTAATAAAAGAACCTTGGGTGTATCAATATGCATTAGCTTTAACTAAAATTAATTTAGGAAGAGTTAGAGGCAAGTATAGTAACATACAATTATTTGGTGGGGGTGTATTGAATTATGATATGTTGCAAGAAGGAAGAGAAGAAAAAGAAAAATTAGAACAAGAATTATACACGGGTGCGTCTCCAGGATTGAGCGATGCAGAACCTCCATTGTTTTTGATTGGCTAATTTTTAAATAGCTGTGTGCCACAGTTCTTGTGTTTTCGTAATAGTACATTTTTGTGTGTAGGTTCCCCTTGTGGTGGTTCTCATTTCATAAACCATGTAATGAATGAAATGGGTAATAAATGTGACATAGAACAAATACATCCAGGACAAAGTTTAGTTATGTGGGCATTCGCCCCGGGATATGATGCATCATTACCAGATAATGTCAAAAATCCCCCTGAAGAATTGTATGATAAAAATTATAAGTGGGTAAGAAATACATACGACTACGTAATACACTATACTAGACATCCATTTAAATCTATCCCTTGCTTAAAAGAAGAAATGACCGCAGTTAAAAAGGGATTAGAAGAAGCATATTTTAATATTATGCGTCGTGGGGTGTTTAAAGCACTAAAAGGGGCCAATTGGGATATTATGAACCCTCCATGGCAAGAAAAACCGTTAAATCAAATAGAGTTCGTTTTAGATTTTTGGGTAAAATGGCATCAGTTAATCCTTGAGAAAAAACCAGATATAACAATACAAGTTGAGAAGTTTCAAAATGAAATTTACGATTTTTTGAAAGATAAAACCCAATGTAAAAATACAGCAAAATTAGATACTTCTGTTCAACACAATACAGGATCTAGAAGAAAATCAATGGGTAGACCTTCTGAAGATGAAGAGATGCAAATTTTTATAAAAGAAATGTTACCAAAAGTTAATAAACCTCTATTACAAGAAGTGGTAAAGTTGGGACAGAAGTTCGGATATGAGTTTCCTAAGCAGGTTGTATTAAAGTGTAAGTAATTTAAATAAAATTATGCCTAAAGGTAAATTTAGACAAGGGGTGTTTACTCCAAGAAATAGGGACAAATATAGAGGCAAAACTTTGCCAATATACCGTTCTGGGTGGGAGCTAAAATTTTTTAGGTGGTGTGATTTGAATGAAAACGTAACAGCTTGGGATAGTGAGTGTGTTATAATACCTTATTTGAATCCTTTAACAAAAAAGGTACAAAGATATTTTGTAGATGGGTTGGTAACTATAAATGAAACAAATGGACCAAAAACTTATTTGATAGAAATTAAACCATCAAAACAAACACAACCCCCAAAATCAAAAAAGTATCAAAAGAAAGCAACAACAATTTATGAACAAAAAACGTATGTTCAAAATAGAGCTAAATGGGATGCAGCAGAAAAATGGGCAAAGAAAAAAGGGGTAGAATTTAAAATTTTAACCGAAAAAGAGTTAGGTATATAATGTTATTAGATTACGACGAATTAGTTAAAAAATATGAAATGAATGTTACCGGTGTGATTCACATAGGTGGTCATCACGGAGCAGAATACGATAGTTACAAAAAATATGATTCAATAAAACATATTCTTTTCTTTGAACCAGATAAAGATAGTTTTAACGTGTTATCAGAAAAAGTAAAAGGTGACGATGATGTTATTTTAGTTAACAAAGCTTTAGGACCGTTTAGAGGTAAAACTACCTTTTATAGAAGTAAAGATAATTTAGGTCAAAGTAATTCTTTGATGAAACCTGATTTACATGCAAGACAATATCCTCATATAGTATTTGATGAAGAAATAGAAATAGATTTTGATCCTTTAGACAGATATGAACCTTCTAAAAAATTTAATTTAATTAATATAGATGTACAAGGTTTCGAGCTTAATGTTTTTATTGGAGCAAAGAAAACTCTTAAGAATATTGACTATATAATTGCTGAAGTAAACAGAGATGAATTATATGAAAACTGTGCTAGAGTTGAAGAAGTAGATGCATATCTTGGGTTATTCGGATTTGAAAGAAAAGAAACGTCATGGGCCGGTATGTCGTGGGGCGATGCATTTTACGTTAAAAAATCTTAAAAAGTATAAATAATATCAGACATGTCTTATAAACTATTAGTAGAAACACCTGCTTCAAAAGAGGAATTCGAATACGTTCTAGAAGAGTCTAGTAAAGACGGAAAGAAAAATCTTTTTATTAAAGGCCCGTATATGATGGCTGAAGAGGTTAATCGTAACAAACGTTATTACCCGACAGATGAATTAAAAAGAGAAATTGCGCGTTATAAATCAGATATGATTAACGAAAACAGAAGTATGGGGGAGCTGAATCACCCAACTACTGCTGAAGTTGACTTAGAGCGCGCTTGTCATATAGTAACAGATATATGGCAAGAAGGAAACATGTTTTATGGCAAGTCTAAAGTATTATCAACACCTTGTGGACAAATTGTAAAAAGTTTAATTAACGACGGTGTAAAAGTTGGTATGAGTTCTAGAGCATTAGGACAATTAACACCGATAAAAGAAAAAACAGGTGTTAGTAAAGTTACCGATATGAAGTTAGTAGCAGTCGATTGTGTATCCGATCCGTCTTGTCCTAAAGCTTTTGTAAATGGTATATTAGAAAGCAAGCAATTCATTATGAATAAAGATGGAAAGTTTGAAGAAGCTTATAATACATTTGAGAAAAGTATAGAAACCCTGCCTACAAAAGAGTTAGATGCTTATTTGGGTGAACAGGTTCTTACCTTTTTAGATAAAATTGGCTCTAAAGCATAAATAATAGATATATGTCACAGCGTAAAGCAATTGGTAAATTTTTAAAAAACGTCTCAATAGGAGAATATAAAAACGCACATGGAAATTTACGGACAGTTGTTGAAGATAAAATCAGGCAGAAGATTAAAAAAGCTGCTAAACAACGAATTTTTTAATTTAAAATGGACAAAATAACTGATATACTCCAAGAAAAAGCCGATGATATTCTTACAGAGGATACATTAACGCGTATTGAACATGCATTTAATAAGAAGGTTGCACTTCACGTTGAATCAGCATTAGTAAAACAGGACGACGAATACAGTGCTAAGCTTGAGCATTTGCTCGAAGCCATTGACGTTGACCATACAAGCAAGCTGGATAAGGTTATTAGCGCCATTGATAAGAATCACGGAGATAAGTTAATCTCAGTGGTTGAGAAGTATAGCAGAGCCATTAATGAGGAAGCGCATACTTTCAAGAATGACTTGGTAGGAAGAGTTAGTAAATACCTTGATTTATATCTTGAGAAATTAATACCGCAGCGTAATATTAACGAAGCGGTTAGGAATAGAAAGTCTAATAAAGTCTTACATGAGATGAGAAGAGTATTAGCGGTTGATGCAGCCTTGCAGAAGGATAGCATTAAGTCCGCAATCTTAGATGGTAAGACAAGAATTGACGATTCTGTTGAAAGATTAAGCGAATCTACAGCAATTGTAGAACGTTTACAAAGAGAAAATGCAATCTTAAAGAGTAGATTAACTTTAGAAGAAGCGACAGCTGATCTACCAGAAGATAAAGCAGCATTTTGTAAGAAGGTTTTAACTGGTAAATCACAAAGATTTATTAATGAAAACTTCGATTATACGTTGAAGATGTTTGATAAAAATCACGAAGAGCATCTTGAAGTTTTGCATGAGCAAGCCAAAACACAGAACACTGTAACTAAAGACGTAGATCGTCCGGTTATCGAAGAGAGCGTTCAATCTCCTAAGGAAGACTTTAACGGTCATGCACCATTAAAGACGTATATGGGCGAGCTTGGCAAATATTAAAACGTATAAATTTTTAAAAATAAGAATTTCTAGTACATATTGTACTACAAACCCACATAGATATAAATTATTATGAAATCTATCAAACCCACACAGGCTTATATCGATCAAGATAGAGCCAAGGCATTGTTAGAGAAGTGGACTCCAGTATTGGATTACTCTTCTGATAACGTGTCGGCTATCGAAGACGACCACACTCGTCTTAATACGGCAATGCTCCTGGAGAACCAGGAAGCATGGTGTTTGAATGAGGCGAATAACGTATCGGGTGGTACAGGTTCTGTTTTATCTAACGGCGGTGTTAACATCGGCGCAAATGGTAATCAGATCCCTAACTCCTATACACAGGGTGATACTTATGCAACTGGTGACTACCGCTTGCCTAAGATTCTCATCCCGATGATTCGTCGTACATTCCCAGAGTTGATCACTAACGAGATCGTTGGTGTTCAGCCAATGAGCGGACCTGTAGGCTTAGCATTTGCTTTGCGTTACAAGTATGATACCGATGCCTTAGGTAACGGTATTGACGGTATTGGTCAAGGTACTTATGGTACTGCTTCCGATACTGCTGCCAACCCTGCCCCTGGCGCAGGTGGCGGACCAGCTTCTGGTTCCGGTACCAATGTCGATGGTAACGAACTAGGTTATCAGATGTTAGATACCCGTTTTACTGGTACATCTTCTGGTAAGTTGTCTGGTTTAGGCGGTGTTGCAACTGACTTCCCTGGTGCAGATCAGGATTCAGGTGTTGCAAAACTTCTTGCTAACTTTGAGTTGACAGGACGTATTCCGCAGGTGCTCGTTAGTTTCGAGAAAACAGCTGTTGAAGCTGGTACTCGTAGATTAGCAGCTCGTTGGTCTGTTGAATTAGAGCAGGATCTTAAGAACATGAATGGTATTGATATCGATACTGAGCTCACAAACGCTATGTCGTATGAGTTACAGGCTGAAATCGACCGTGAAATGTTAATGAGAATGATCCAGGTCGCTCTTGACAACGGAACTGGTAATGGTTATTCAATCTGGGCTCCTCAGTCAGCGGATGGTCGCTGGTTAGTAGAGCGTAACAGAGACTTCTACCAGAGACTCATTATTCAGGCGAACAGAATCGCGATTAGAAACCGCCGTGGTGCAGCTAACTTT